GGGCGTGCATGATGACCTGCCCGATGCATTGTCCTACATAGACCAGTTGGCCGTAACCTCTTACTTTGCGGACGACGCGGATGATGATTGGGAACCAATCGACGTGATCGCTGGAGTGTGAGATGGACCAAAACGACTTTGATCAGCCAGACGAGGCCGATAAAGAGTTAGTTGCTTTCGTGACTGATCATTGTGATCGGTGGCGTACCTACCGAGACATTAATTTCCTGCCGAACTGGGAAGAATACGAACGTATCTTCCGTGGTGAATGGGCAGTCGAAGACAAGACCCGCGATTCTGAACGCTCCCGCCTGGTCACGCCGATGACGCAGCAGGCGGTGGAGACACGCCACGCCGAGATCATGGAGGCGATTTTTGGCTCGGGCGAGTACTTCGACATCGAAGACGACTTGAAGGACATCGACGGCAGCCCACTGGACGTGGAGATGCTAAAGCGCCAGTTGATGGAAGACTTCAAGAAGGACAAGATCAGAAAATCTATCGATCACATCGAGTTGTTAGCTGAAATCTATGGCACCGGTATTGGTGAGATCGTGGTTAGCATGGAGAAGGAGTACATGCCAGCTACGCAACCGATCCCTGGCCAGATGGGGCAGGCGGCGATTGGCGTGATTGAGAAGCCGCGGGTGTCGGTCAAGCTAGTGCCGGTGAACCCGAAGAACTTCCTATTTGACCCCAACGGCACGTCGGTCGACGACTGCATGGGTGTGGCGATTGAGAAGTACGTCTCGATCCACAAGGTGGTGCGCAACATCGAGCGCGGCATCTATCGCAAAGTGAACATCACCCCGACGTATGAGGACACCGATCTGGAGCCGACGCAAGAGGTCAGCTCGTATCAGGATGAGAAGGTCAAACTGCTGACCTACTACGGTCTGGTGCCACGTGAATACCTGACCGGCAACGACGAAGATGTAGTCGAGCTGTTTCCGGAAGATTCGGCAGCGGAAGACTATCAGGACATGGTCGAGGCGATCGTTGTGATCGCCAACGACGGTCAGTTGTTGAAGGCCGAAGAGAATCCGTACATGATGAAGGATCGTCCGGTGCTGTCGTACCAAGACGATACGGTGCCCAACCGCTTGCCTGGACGGGGGACGGTGGAGAAGGCGTACAACATGCAGAAGGCGATCGACGCCGAAGTGCGCTCGCACCTGGATGGACTGGCGCTAACCTCTGCACCGATGATGGCGATGGATGCAACGCGTCTGCCGCGTGGGGCGAAGTTTGAAGTGCGTCCGGGCAAGGCGATCCTAACCAACGGCAACCCGAACGAGATTCTGTTCCCGTTCAAGTTTGGTCAGACGTCGAACGACAACTTGGCCACCGCCCAACGGTTTGAGACGATGCTGTTGCAGGCAACGGGCACGCTGGACTCACAGGGTATGGTCAGTCAAGTCTCGCGTGACGGTGGCAACGCCGGCATGTCGATGGCAGTTGCTTCGATCATTAAGAAGTACAAGCGCACGCTGGTGAACTTCCAAGAAGACTTCTTGATGCCGTTCATCAAGAAGGCAGCGTTTAGGTACATGCAGTTCGACCCCGAGCGGTATCCGTCGGTGGATATGAACTTCATTCCGACGGCGACACTGGGCATTATCGCCCGCGAGTACGAGCAGGCGCAGTTCATTGCGCTGTTGCAGACCTTGGGGCCAGACACACCGGTGCTGCCGTTGATTCTGAAGGGCATCGTGGCCAACAGCTCGCTGTCAAACCGCATGGAGCTAATGGAGTCGCTGACACAGATGGCGCAGCCGAACCCAGAACAGCAGCAGATGGCGCAGATGCAGCAGCAGTTGGCGATGCAGGCAGCGCAGGCGCAGATCGCGGTCAATCAGACGCAGGCCGAGCAGAACCGCGCAGAGGCCACGAAGACGCTGATCGAGGCGCGATTGAAGCCGGTCGAGACGGAAGCGAAGATTATGTCGGCGACCACGCAGAATTTGCCAACGCAAGCCGACATGGCTTCGCAAGAGTTTGATAAGCGGGTCAAATTAGCGGAGCTGATGCTGAAAGAAGCCGACATCAAGAACAAATCAAAGATCGTTGAGCTTCAAATGGAGACGAAACGCGAGAATTTGACCAAAGTTGAGAACGATTTTCTTGAGTCGCTAGGGGAGGAGCTGAAATGAGCTTAATCCCTGATCTGGAGTCGATGAACGACGAAGAAAAGCTGAAAATTCTTGAGTCGGTTCAGCAGTCGATTCGTGAAAGCAAGGAAATTCAGAAGAAAAAGGTCGGTGAAAACGTCCAAGCGGTCTTAGCCGCACTGCGTAAGATCGAATCAGACGTCACTTCGCGCTTTGATTCTGTCGCGCAGACGATCGAGACACGCGTTGCCAACATCAAGGACGGTAAAGACGGCGCGCCGGGGGTAGATGGTCGCCCAGGCCGCGATGGTAAGGATGGTCGACCCGGTAAAGACGGTAAAAATGGGGTTGACGGAGCGGCTGGCCGCGACGGTGTCGATGGTCAAGATGGCGTGTCGGTGGTCAATGCGTTTCTTGACTTCGACAACAGCCTAGTTATAGAACTATCGAATGGTCGAACAATCAATGCGGGCGAAGTACTGCCGCCAGATATCGCCGATCGCTTAAAGATTGTCATCAATCAAGGCGCATCAGGTGGTGGCGGGGGCGGCACAAGTCTGCCGGATCAATCGGGCAATGCAGGTAAGTTCTTAACGACCGATGGTTCTACGGCTTCATGGGGTACGCCTGCCGGATCAGGCGACGTCGTTGGTCCTTCGTCTGCGACTGACAATGCGATTGCTCGGTTTGATACGACAACCGGCAAACTGATTCAAAATTCGGTCGTGACTGTCAGTGATACCGGCGCTATTGCTGGCGTGACAGCATTTGGCACGCCCGATTACATTGATTTTGATACAACACCAACCGTTACTAATGCGGTTGGCCGTCTGTATTGGAATAGCGATCAAAACACATTAGCTGTCGGTCTAACGTCAGCCATAGCGGCTAATGTTGGCCAGACGTTGTATGCCAGAGCGACGAATGCTGAAGCAACGACGATCACCAAAGGTCAAGCGGTGTATATGTTCTCCGCAACTGGCGATCGCGTGTCGGTTAAGTTGGCCAACAACACAGGCGACGCTACATCAGCTAAGACCTTTGGCCTAGCGGCTGAAAACATCACCGCTGGCGGCACAGGTATGATTATCTGCCAAGGTGTATTGGATGGCTTGAATCTTGGTTCGTACACAGCGGGCGACTCTGTATATCTTGGCGCAACAGCGGGTGCTTTGACCGCGACAAAGCCATACGCACCCAATCATTTGGTGTATATCGGAACGGTTGAACGTGCTAACAACGGCAATGGTCAGATTTATGTGCGCGTTCAAAACGGCTACGAGATGGATGAGCTGCACAACGTCTCAGCGCAGAGCCCAACGAACGGCCAGGTGTTGATCTATAACGAGTCGACCAGTCTGTGGGAAAAAGCAAACATCACTGCAGGCTCAAATATTACTGTAACTAATGGTGCGGGTTCGATTACGATTGCATCCACCGCAAGTGGCGGAACAGGTGACGGCGGCGCGTACGCTTGGTTTTTATCTTAAGAGGTAGACATGAAAACTTTAGTTCTTGACGGCACCGCCATCAGCATTCAGGTGGCAATGTCCACCTCGGCGGCCACCACGAATCCGACGTTTGTATCGACTTACGCTGATAACGCGGGGTCGGGCATTACGGAAGGCGCAACAGATGGCGTGTTAAACGGCTCGACCGATGTAACGGTTGTGCCTGCGCCGACAGGATCGAACCGCCGTGTCGTGAAAGACATCACGATCTATAACGGCGATACGGCTGCGGTGACGATCTTTGTTAAGTACGACAACAATGCGACACAACGCACGATCGCTAAAGTAACGCTGGCGGTTGGTGATACCTGGACGACTGACGGGACGTTCGACACCAACGGCAGCCTGAAGCAGTCGATGGGTACAGTTAACTTAGCGTCCCAAGTGACAGGTACGCTGCCTGTTGGCAATGGCGGCACAGGCGCTACGACATTAACTGGTGTGCTAAAGGGTAACGGCAGTTCAGCGTTCAGTGCGGCAACTGCTGGTACGGACTATCTTGCACCGCCGTCAGGTACAGCAATTCTCAAAGCTAACTCTGGTGGTGCTTTAGCAAATGCAACCGCTGGTACAGACTATCTAGCGCCACCTTCAGGTACAGCAATTCTCAAAGCTAACTCTGGCGGAGCACTAGCAAATGCCGTTGCAGATACTGACTACCTAACGCCGCCATCAGGCACAGCCATTCTGAAAGCAAACTCCGGCGGTGCGCTGGCGAATGCATCGGCTGGTACGGACTATGTTGCTCCGGGTACGGCTACGACGTTTACTGCGGATCAGACGTTTAACTCGACAAGGCTGAAGCTGGCTGGCTCAACGTCAGGCTCGGCTACGCTAAACGCACCTGCTATTGCTGGAACCAACACATACACCTTGCCACCTGATGCTTCAACGCTTGGGTACAGGAATGTTCCGCAGTCTGGCTCTGACAAAACTACGTCATACACATTGGCAACCACCGACATCGGTGAGTTTGTGGGTGTCGGCACTAGCGGATCAATCACGATCCCTAACTCGACGTTTGCGGCCGGTGACATCGTGTCTATCTTCAACAACACTAGCGGAAACATCACGATTACCTGCTCGATTACGACGGCTTATATCGCTGGCACGAATACGGACAAGGATACGATGACGTTAGCGACCAGAGGCGTTGCAACGATCCTATTCATTAGCGGTACGGTTTGTGTCGTGACTGGGAACGTGTCATGAGTGGCATTATGTCTATGCTGCTTGGCAGAATGGCTGCTGGTGGCGGTGGTTTAACTATTGTCCAAACCTTTACCGCATCTGGAACTTGGACTGCACCGACTGGCGTGACCGAGGTTGAGTACCTTGTTGTTGCTGGTGGTGGTGGCGGTGCGCTATATGGCGCAGGAGGAGCAGGTGGTTTCCGTACTGGTACAGGTTTAAGTGTCACCGCCGGAACTGATTACACCATCACTGTTGGCGCTGGAGGCACAGGAGGAAGCGCTGCAACAGGCCCATTTAATGCTGGCTCTGGTGGAAATTCAGTATTTAGCACCATCACATCTAATGGCGGTGGCGGTGGCGGTAATGATTCAACTGACGGTGCTGCTGGTGGTTCTGGTGGTGGGGCTGGATACTCAAAAACTGGCGGTGCTGGTAATACGCCAAGTACATCTCCATCGCAAGGAAGTGCTGGCGGCAACGGAGCACCATCACCGGGAACGCCGAACTATGCCGGTGGCGGCGGCGGCGGTGCTTCTGCTGTTGGCGCAAACGCAACTGGCTCTGTCGCAGGAAATGGTGGCGCTGGAACCGCATCATCTATTTCTAGTAGCAGTGTTACCTATGCTGGCGGTGGTGGTGGTGGCACTTATCAAGGTGGAACCCGTGGCACTGGTGGCGCAGGAGGCGGTGGCAATGGTGGAACTGTAGGCGGCAACAATGCCGGAACAGCAGGAACCGCAAATACCGGCGGTGGCGGCGGTGGAACAAGTTATCAAGGTGCGGTTGTTGTTGGTGCGGCTGGCGGCTCTGGTATCGTCATCCTGAAATACACCGTTCCATCACAGACTATTTTTACCTTCAAGTCATCGACTAGATGGGTTGCTCCAACAGGTGTGACCAGCGTGGATTATCTAGTCGTGGCTGGTGGTGGAAGTGGTGGAGGTAATAACGGTGGCGTTGTTGCTTCTGGTGGGGGTGGTGCAGGTGGGTTTAGAACAGGAACATCATTTTCTGTAACTGCTGGTACAGAGTATTCGATAACTGTTGGAGCAGGTGGAGCAGCTACTAGCGGATCAGGCTCGACCGATTCAAATGGTAGCGATTCCGTCTTTTCTACAATCACATCAACTGGAGGAGGTAAAGGCGGAAGGTATGGCAATCCTACTGGTACTGCTGGTAGTGCAGGCGGCTCTGGTGGTGGTGGTGGATTTTGCCAAGCAACGTCTGGAAGTTTGGGTGGTAGTGGCAACACTCCTAGTACTTCTCCGTCACAAGGAAACAATGGCGGCACAGGGAATACATCAGCTTCAGGTGGCGGAGGTGGCGCATCGGCGGTTGGAGCAAATGCTGTTGGTTCTTCTGGTGGCAATGGTGGCAATGGCACCTCCTCATCAATAAGTGGTAGTTCTGTAACTTACGCTGGTGGTGGCGGCGGCGGATCAGAATCAAGCCCAGGAGGAACTGGCGGAACTGGTGGCGGAGGTCAGGGCGCAACAAGGTCGCCATATAGTGCAGCAGCATCTGGAACAGCTAATACAGGTGGTGGCGGTGGAGGCGGAGAAAACCTAAATCAAGCACCCGGTTCAGGCGGCTCTGGCATCGTGATAATCAAAATCAACCAATAACTATGGAAACTAAAGTCTATCGATTCTTGGGCATCGACACGGCAATGCAATTGCTGCGTCCGGGTGCGAAGTGGGAAATCTCAAACAACATCTTTACCCGTTGGGATGACCCAAGACCTTGCCCGTCGATTGAGGAAGTCTATTGGGTGATGGATAAGATTAAAGAGTTTGAAGAAAGTATTCCGACCATGTGGTTGCCAGAACAGCTTGAGGCCATGAACGCCCAGGTCAAGGAGATTGAAGAGGCGATCGCATGAACATGCACAACCTCTTCCCTATTCCGATCGGCATGTTCGATCTCGACCGCCCGCTGACTGACGAGGAGCTGCTGTTCGTGCGCGGTCAGGAGACTAGGCCGAACGAAGGCAACACCACCAGCGTGAACAACTTTGTGCTGCGCGAACAAGTAATGACATCCCTGCGGGATTGGGTCGAAGGCTGCGTTGCTGAATACTTCAAAGCAACCATTAATCCAAAGCACGACGTTGATTTGCGGATCACTCAGTCGTGGTTCAACTATTCCGAACAGGGTCAATGGCATCACAAACACGCTCACCCGAACAGCTTTGTGTCAGGTGTGTTCTATCTAAATACTAACCCAGATGATCGAATCTACTTCTATCGTTCTGGTTGGCAACAAATTAAGTTTCCACCTGAGAACTGGAATTCTTACAACTCCGAATCGTGGTGGTTTGAAGCTATTACAGGGCGGTTGATTCTATTCCCGTCATCACTTGAGCATAACGTGCCAACGGTTCAAGGAGATGATGTTCGTATTAGTATGTCGTTTAATACATTTCCGGTTGGTATCGTTGGAGATGAGATGTCACTTACTGGATTAAAACTGGAGGCTTGAATGGCGCACTTTGCAGAACTAGACAGCAACAACATCGTTTTGCGAGTGATCGTTGTTGACAATAAAGATACGTCTGATGCTTCTGGCGTAGAGAAAGAGCATATCGGTGCTGCTTTTTGTGAGCGTCTATTCGGTGGAACGTGGAAACAGACTAGCTACAACGGCAACTTCCGCAAGCACTACGCTGGTATTGGATATACATATAACGCTGTGCGAGATGCGTTTATCCCACCACAGCCATATCCTAGTTGGACGTTAGACGATGATGCCAACTGGCAACCACCTGTAGCAATGCCGACAGATGGCAAAATGTACTCATGGGATGAGCAAACTCAACAGTGGGTAACGAATGACGCCTGAATTGCAAAAATACTATGAAGACAGGTTTTCCATGATGGCCACACCAGGCTGGGCGGATCTGTTGGAAGATATTGACAAGATAATATTGACGTTGCAGGATATTTCTACCATTGATGGCGAGAAAGACTTACAATTTAAGAAAGGCGAATTGTCTATCCTGACTTGGCTGAGAAACCTTAAATCGGTCAGCGAACAAGCTTACGAGGACTTAAATGCGCAGGATGTATGAATTTCTCTGCGAAAGCGGTGAATTAATTGAGAGATTGGCAACTTTTGAGCAGCAAGTAGTGAGTTGCAAGTGTGGCAAGTCAGCCCGCCGCACGATTTCTGCTCCGCACTTTAACCTTGAAGGGTGGTCTGGTCATTTTCCGACGGCGTATCATCAATTTGACCGGAAACATCGTGAAAAGTTAGAATCGGAGCGCAAAGCGAACGGATAAGCATTTTTGCCCCGTTCATGTTTAATCCTGGGAACCAAAAGATGGCAGGAAAAGGAACCACGACATGTTGATTGACAATGAACCCGAGATGCCTAGCGAGTTAGAGGCAGAGGAAGCGAAACTACCCGACGCAGTAGCGGAGTCTAAGCCGGAATTACCGGATCGGTACCGAAATAAGTCGCTTGAGGACATCGTAAAGATGCACCAAGAGGCCGAAAAGGTCATCGGAAGACAGGCGCAAGAAGTCGGGGAAGTGCGGAAACTGGCCGACGAGCTGATCAAGCAAAACCTTGGGGCACGGCAAGCGACTGTTGAAAAAGAAGAGCCGGAAGTAGACTTCTTTGAAGACCCTAAAACGGCAATTCACAAGACGATCGAGACGCACCCGGATGTTCTGGCCGCTCGCGAAGCAAGCGCCCAGTTCAAACTGTTGCAAACGAAGCAAAAGCTGTCGCAGGCACACCCTGACTATGAGCAGTTGATCAATAGTGAGGATTTTGTGAACTGGGTTAAATCATCCCCAGTGCGCATTGAGCTGTTTGCCAAAGCGGATGCTAGAGCAGATTTCGATTCGGCGAATGAATTGTTTAGTACCTACAAAGAACTGCGCAATATTCGTGGTGAGCAGGTCAAGCAGCAGGCAACTGCCGCGCGCCAGCAGACCATGAAGGCAGCGCAAGTGGATAGTGGGGGTACTGGGGAGAGTTCAAAGCGGGTTTACCGACGTGCTGACCTTATTCGGCTGAAAATGACCGACCCAGCCCGGTATGACGCATTGTCTGAAGAGATTATGGCGGCGTATCAAGAGGGGCGGGTCAAATAAACTTTTGACTTTTTAGGAGCTAGACATGGCTAACACAGCTTTTTCCCCAGCAAATAGCGTTACCCCAACAACAGCAGCAACCTTCATTCCAGAGATTTGGAGTGATGAAATTGTTGCCGCCTACAAGAAGAACCTCGTTCTGGCCAACCTAGTCATGAAGATGAACTTCCGTGGCAAAAAAGGTGACACCGTCCACATTCCAGCACCGACCCGTGGCTCTGCATCGGCCAAAGTATCGACCGACGCAGTGACTCTGATCGCTGCAACCGAATCCGAAGTTCAGGTGTCAATCAACAAGCACTATGAGTACAGCCGCCTGATCGAAGACATCGTTGAAGCGCAAGCACTGAACTCGCTGCGTCAGTTCTACACTGCCGACGCTGGT